TCGAGGGCGCGGTCTGCATGTATCGCTGCACATCCGGCGGCAGCCACGACGGCAACGACGGAATTTGTTCATCGGCCGATCCCATCATCCCCGTATAAGGCGTCGGCGGGTCTAGCAAGCCGGGCATCACGGGTTCCTGACGTCGGTCTGGATCATTTCCAGTAAACCCAGCCGGTGCCGGTGACATAGCGGAACTCGAGCCCCGATCCGGGGCCATAGGCATTCGTCGGCGTATTGGGGATAGCGACGCCGTTGTAGTCTTGGATGTTCAGCACGGTGACGGGGTTGCGGAAGCTGATCTCAAGCAGCAGGTTTGCGCCCGGCGGCGGCGGCAACCTAAAGGTCAGCGAGGCGAGCGTGGCCGGGTTGTTGACATAGATTGGCGTCGTATCGGTCAGCGTCACGGTCGCGCCGTCGACCGGCGAGATGCCTCCCGTCAGCGGGCCTGGCGGCGGCGCTGGCGGGATCGGCGACTGACTACCGCTAGCACCCCGCCCGGCCCGCATCACATCAGTCTGGATCATCAGGCCCGCCGGATATTTCGCGCGACGGTCAGCCAGGCGAATACGCTCGATCGCCGTCTCGCGCCCGGCTAGCCACATCTGCGCGCGCGGATCGTCGCCGATGTAAGGCGCGGCATAAGCCAGCGTGCCCCAGAGGTAAGCGCTCGGATATTGCTGGAGGAGCCAGTTGGTGGCGACCGTGTTACTGAGGGGTATGATGCCCGACAGGTAGCCGATATTGATCGGGTCCGGCGTGTCGCCCGCATTGCCAACAATGCGCAGGTTCAGGCCTTCGATGGTAAAAGCCGCGGGATAACCGGCGAGATAGAAAAGGTTCTCGTCCATATTACGCGGCGTCTGGTAGGTGAAGTGGCGGCGGCCGTAATTGGTGTTGACCCAGATCGACCGCAGTTGGCCGTAATCGAGCGGCAGCGCGATCGTATCGCTGTTCGGGTCCGGCGTGATGGTGACGACCTTTTCGACAAACCGGGTCTGCAGCCGGTCGCGCGCCTCTTCCTCAAACATCGTGATCATGTCGGGCACCGCGGGCGCCACCAGCGGGTCGCCCGGCCGCGCGAGCCAATCCAAAACCGCGCCTTGCAAGTTCTGGTAACTGTCCAAGGCCATATCAGTTCTCCAGCAGCACGCTCAGTGATATGGTAGAAGACGGGCTAGGCATGGCGTGGCTGGGCCGGGTTTGGTCAGGCTGGGCGGGGCATGGTAGGGCGCGGCTGGTCGAGGCCGGGCAAGGCCAGGCCGGGTAAGGCGCGGCGAGGTACGGCAGGGCAAGGCACTTAATCAAATGACAAACCGCCTCCCATAACGAAGGTGCGACCACTCGCTATCGTTTAGCAGCCTGATCACCGCTTGCTTGTGGTTCTTGTTCCAGGCTTCAATACCATACCGCTCCAACCATAGGAGCTGGACATCGGGCGGGATGCGCGCGGCCAGGCGCATCGATTTGTCCTTGTTCCAGCCGGTTTCGTCCTGTGAGCGCTTGTTACCCTCGATGACCGGGCCAGCATCCCAGGAGCGCCGGATGATGCAGCGGTCCTCGGCGGCGTCATATTTGAAATGCTCGACCGCGCCCGTTGTGGGGTCGCGGGATAGGAACCGCCAGCTATTCTCGGGCAAGCCGTTCCAGCTCGATGACGCGCGCGGTGAGTTGCTGAATGGCGCGGAAGAGATACGGGATGAGGCTTTCGTCGGCAACGACAAGCATGTCGTCAGGACCGCCGGTTACCGCGAAGGGCATTGTCTCGGCGAGCTCTTGAGCGACAAAGCCGCACGCCACCGTCGGAGATGCGCGAGGCATCAACTCGCGGCCCCGTTCATTCCACTCGAAAGCCCACAAGGGCGTGGTACAGATAATCGACAGCGCATCGGTACCACTATCACGGACGTTAGTCTTCAGTCGTGCGTCCGAGAAGCTGTTGGTAGGGGCGAAGTAATAACCAGAACTGCCAAGGTCTGGGCTGATGTTGAGTATGCCGCCACTATTCAGCGTGAACCCCATGCTGTCCCACAAGCCGCCATAGCATTCGATGCGCGCACCTTTTGCTCCTGTGCCGAGGATAGATTTGCGAAAGACGCCCGCGGCGACGATATCATTCGACGCACCGATGTTCGTGAAGGTGCCGGTGCCGCCGGTTGTCAGGTTGCCGCTGACCCCAAGGTTACCCGTAACCGTGCCGCCGCCGGTTGTCAGGTTGCCGCTGACCCCAAGGTTACCCGTAACCGTGCCGCCACTCAGTGGCAGATAGTTACCGAGGCTGGCCGCCGTCGCAAGCGCACCGGGCGTGTTGGTGCCATCGACATGCGCTATCAGGTTCGCGCCGTTCCAGCCAAAAGCGATGGCGTGCCCCTCGCCTATCGGGTAGCCGATGCCGTTTGCGCCCAGAGCGTACCCGTTAATGCTCCCGGAAACCGTGATTCCGCCCGCGCCGTTGCTGTAGATCGGCACAAACGGGTTGTGCAGGATGAACCCGCCGTGGCCCGCATTTTGCGAGTTGTCGTAGGTGAGGTACGGTGCCTGCGTTTGCGTTATGTCTCCCGCGCCGATTGGCGAATAGGCGCTCCCGTTCCACTTCAATATTGGCGCGGGCCCGAGCGCGTTGACCCCGAACAGTTCCCCGCCGACCGAGGTGCCACCCGCCGTGAAGGAATAGATTTCGCCGTAAACATACGCGGTCGGATAGGCGGCGTTTGCTGTTACGAAGGTGTAGACGCCGCCTGATGGAGCCACAATCTGCACCGGATTGATCCGGTCCCAAAAGCGCTTGAGCGCGCCTTTGTCCCCGCGCGCCGTGTCATTGACACCGCTGGGCATCATGCCCTCGGGCCAGCCGTTCGGCGGCGCCTTGTTGTTCGAGGCGTCGGTCTCGAACCAATTGGTGTTGTCGCTCAGTTCGGCCATCACATCGTCCTGAAAAAGAACGGCGACCCGCCCCGGTTTACCCCGAGGAGGGGAAGGGAACCAGGAACGGGTCGCCTGACCTCGACGCGGCCAACCCCAGCCGCGTAGAGGGTACGGTTACACCAGATCGACGACCGCGCCGGAGCCGGCCTCATTCCTGCTGGACAGCGTGTATTCGCCGACGAGCATCTTCTTCTCGTTGTCGCCGGTCTTTGCCAACTCGACCAAGTTGATCGGGCGCAACCACGCCAGACCCCATAGGTCAGAATTGATGATCAACGCGTCCCGGGTCCGCATAAAGCGGTCAGGCTTGATCTCGACGCTGCCGAAGTCATAGACGTAGACATCAATACTGTTGACGAGCTTCTCTTCCTCGGCGTTGACATACCGGGTGTTGTTGCCGGTGAACCCCGAGATCTTGGTCTTCTGGCTGCTGTTGACCAGCACCATTTCCGGCTCGTCACCGCTGTTGGTCCAGATCGACGCGAGCGCGGTTTGCAGCATCGCCTCGGTAAAGGCGACTGGGGTGGTGCCGTCGGTGCGGGCGTTGGTGCCGTCGCCCGCGGGATTGGCCCCGCCGGCAACGACGTTCGCCACGTTCGTCTTCAGCCAAGCCAGCACACTCGCGCACTTAGCCGGCGTCGCGCCGACGGTGCCGACAGCGCGGGCTTGGTTGGAGAGTAGGATGGTCTCGATGTCGCGCTTGAGGGATTTTCCCTTCTTGGCGACCTGATAGCCCATCTCGCTCTTTCTGCCCGCTTTATCGACCGCTTCCTCGGTCATCGAGACAATGACCGTCTTGCGGCTGATCTGCGAGTAGTTGCCAAGGCGAACGGTCGGCACCACCGCGTCGTAAGTGCTGATGTCGTCGCCCTGGATCTGCGCATTCGCGCCGTTGGGCGTCTCCAGCGCGTCGGATTGCCACTCCTAGCTGTTACTTCAGGGGTCCGATACCCCTTTTGACCTCTTGCGAGGCGGGCCGTCATTTCTGCCGGCCTCTCCGTCTTTCGAGCGGAGGTCGGACTATATCATCACCGGCTGACCCGGCGTCCGGCGTGTAGTCTCTGAGGGTTCCGCTAATGTTACTAGCGGCCTTCCCTGCTGATTGCCCATGTATCCATTCGGATTATCACTGTAAACCAGTACCGATGGCTTTAGGGGTTTCCAGCATATAGCCAGATTTTACTACCACAAGCTATTTATGGTAGACGGCTGTTGCTTTCTCTCTCGCTATACTTGTCATGAAGGGCGTTTCTGTAGGAGAGATGTTGTAGATGATATCTGAGAGATCTTCCCTCAGACCGACAGCACTGTAGGTTGTAAACGTGTTTCCAAGTAGAGCCATGACGAGATACTCCGGGGATGCTTCCCCCGGCGCGATCGGGCGAAATTAAAGAATTTCGGCGATGAGCGATCCGGCGTCGCGCACG